GCCGCTGGGGTTCTCGTCGCCGTCGTCGTCGTCGAACAGGCCGGCCTTCGGCGTCTTGTCGCCGGAGATCAAAGCGTAAAAGGCGCCGTCGATGGCCTCGAGCTTGGGCAGGTCGACCGCCCACGGCACACCGTAGAAGGCCGCGATCGAACGCAGTAGCTTGCGTTTCATCTAGTCGGTCTCCTCGGCGGCATTGGCCGCGTCGCCTTGTTTGACGATCTCCGCCACGGCAGCCTGGTCGGTGGGGTACATCCACGTCAACTTCACGCCGTAGGGGCCGAGCTTTTCCTCGGCGTATTCCAGCACCTCGGCCATGGCGTCGATGTTGGCCCGCCAGCCGCCGCCGCCCGCCGCGCATTCGTCCTGAAAAGTCCCCAGGCCGGCGCGAATTTTCTCGACCGTGCCCGTGATTTCCTTGATCTTGTCGATCTCCTCCCAGCCGGGACCGCGCATGCGGGTGCGGAGCCAGACGTAGGGATTGGCCGCCACCTGCTGGGCCCGCAGACCGTCGACCCGTTCATAGACGGCCAGCTGCTTGACCACCTCGCGGCGAACCTTCAGCGCCACGCCCCGGCCGAAACTGCGCTGCAGCGGACGATAGAACCGCTTGTCGACCACCTGGGCGAAACGGGCCGAACTGTAGGAGGCCTTGCGGACGTCGCCGGTCAGTCCCAGATAGGTCATCCCCATACCGTTGGCCATGGAGTTGAGAATCAACTGAATCCACGGCTCGGCCTGCGGATTGGGCCGCGTGGCCTGCACCTGCTTGATGTCGTCGCCCGCCTGCAGGTCGGCGATGATCGAGCCGTAAAGGTTCTGCAGGTTGTCGACCGACGCGTCGGTGAGGCACTCCTCCCCGTCCTCGTCGTCGCCGAACCCCAGACCGGAGCCGCCGCCGTTGGCCCGCATGACGGCCACCGCAAAATGGGAGGCCGCGTGGGCGGCGTCCATTTCGCTATCGAAGTAGCCGTTGAAATTGCGCATCAGCCGCAGCACCGGCGCCAGCCAGGGAACACCCCGGTGCAGGCTGGGACGCGACTTGCGGTAGTAGTGAATGATCCGGCTGGCGTCGACCCGCTTCGACACCCAGGTCCGCATCGGCACCAGGTCGTGCGGATGGTCGGTGAAGATCCAATAGGCGACCTTGCGCCCCTGCTTATCGAACTCGATCCCCTGCTTGATGACGTTCTGGCCGTCGTCGCCCAGATGGTTGCGGGAGCGGTCGAGCTGCTCCCCTTCGAGAAGCTGATAACAGAGGGGAAGTAAGCGATTGCGGTCGGTCGAGGCGCACTTGTAGAGGATCGTTTCGCCCGCTTCGGGGACCTCCCCCATCGCCACCTGCTGCATTTCGTACCAGGACAGCTCCCCCTCGGCGTCGGCCTCCTCCTCGCACCAGCGGCGGGCCGCGTCATCGATGAGCCGGTTCTCGGCGATGGATTCGCCGTCGAAGGCGATGGCCGACTCGCAAATGATCCCTTCCTCGCCGATGGTGTTTTCGACGATGCGGGCGCGGGCCGCCGAAGCGGTCGGCTCATTTCGCATCAGGTCGCGGGACCGCGACACCAGCAGGTCGGCCCCTTGGGCCAGGGCGGCATCACCCGATAGGTTGCCGGCCAGCCAGGGGTCGCGGCGTTGCAGGTTGGCACCGGCGTAACTGCGGCCGAAGCCACCGCCGCGGTGCCGCGAGCCGTCGAAGGCCTGCGGCCCCATCTGGCGGAATAGTTTGCGGATGTCGCGCGACAGCGACTGCACCGACTCGCGCCCGTCGCGGGCCACGGCGGGCAGCGGCGGCAGCGCGACGGCATGAGCCGCGGCACCGGGGTTGCACTCGACGGTGGTCGTGAATCGGCTCATTTAGATCCGGTGCCGGTTGCGATAGCCCGCGACGCGGAAGGGGGTCGTACCCGCCTGGCCGGTGATCGCCCGCAGCTTGTCGATGCGGGAGGTAATCGCCGTCATCTGGGCCACGACGAACTTCTGACCGGCTTCCTCCCACTCCGCGGGCATGCCGGCGTCGATCCACTTGGAGTAGACCGCTTCGAGTTTGGCGAGCTCCTCGGCGGGGGTCATGCGGCGGACCCTATGCGCGCGCGCGCGACGGCCGCAATACCAGGGGCACGATTCGCTCGACGTTTAGCGGCTGGCCTGCAGGGCCGCCCGGACTACTTGCTCGCTGACTTGCCGAACCCGTACAGGTCCTTGAGCGGGCCGATCGGGCGCCAGTCGCTCACCCGGTAGCGGCATCCGTCGTGCGGGCATTTGAAATACTGCCGCGACTCGCCGGTCTTGTAGACCACCAGCGGCAGGCCGTGCTCGGGACAGGGCGCCGGTGGTGTGCGGGCCGGTGGGACCGGCGGCGAATCGATGGCCGGGTCCGCAGTCGTGGCGATGTTACTTCCCGCGTGGATCTTCTTCTTGGTCATCTTCAGCTCCTGAGACGAGAGGGGTGAACGGGTCGAGACGGGCGGCCAGGTCGCGACAATGGGCCGCCAGCTGCCGCAGTAACTTGTCGGTGAGGGTGGCCGTGACTCGCAGCTCGTCGGTTGCCGGCAGCCGGTCGTCCTCGGTTCGGTCCATGCCGTCGAGCGAGGCGGACAGGGCCGTGAGCTCGTGGGCGATCTGGCCCAGCTCCTGCTCGCGGCCGCCGGCGGCGGCCAGCACCGCCTCGGCCGTCAGTACCGCGCGGCGGCCCGTTTCGGCGGCGTTGTAGCCGACCACCGTGCCGGCGGCGATCGCCAGGGCGGCCGACTCCAGCCGCGAGAAACTGCCATCGAGATCGGCCGCGAAGACCTGCGGCAGGTCACGCAATTCGGCGGGGCAGGTTTTCATCGGTAGGATTCCTTTCCTAGTCGCGGTAAGGGCTGGGGCGTTGGGCGGCCGGCGGACTGGCGGGTTGGCGAGCTGACTTCCGCCGCGGGCGCCGGCCGCGAGCCCGCTCGGCCAGGTTGTCCCAATTCCGCTCGACCACCATGTCGGCAGCGGCGGCGGCGTAGACCTCGTTGTCGAGATAATGGTTGCCCAGGCGGTGATCGGTCACGACCCAGGTCACCACCTGCTGACCAGCCTTGTTGCGGGTCAATTGCTTCCCTTCGTTACAGAGCTGCCGCAGATATTCCTCGGCCTTCTCGACGGCGCCGGCGTGCACGAACCAGCCCCCCGGCTGATCGAGGGCCGCGTCGAACCGCTCGTAAATGTCGTCCTTGTAGACGTTGACGTTGATCAGCCAGCGCCGCAGCGCCCCCTCGACCTTCGCGCCGTCTTGCGCTGATTTTTCTTCACCACCGACATGAAAGAGGTCCTCGGCCGAGACGCGGGTGTCGCCCGCCACGGCGCGCACTCGCTCGCGGGCTTCCCGCGCGCGACGGCTGCGAACGTAGTTGCCGACGCCCGATTTGCGGCGGGCATATCCCAGGTCGATATTCAAGAGCGCCACCCGCAACAGGCTGCGGCCGGAGCCGTCGTCGGCCGCCCATGGGAACCGCCGGTCGAGGACCGCGTCGTCGAGCTGCTCGAGGTCGGAGTCGATGATCGGTTCGTCGGCCGCGTTCAACTTCGGGTCGAGCCGCCCCCAGTCGACCAGCCAGCTGGTGCGTCCTTCGCCCCAGGCCCGCACCGTCCAGGTGACGTACCGCTCCTGCACGTCGGCGCCGGCCGTGAGGAACACCGCCGCCGGCGGCACCGTCCCCTTCGGATGGGCAGCCTCCAGGCGGCGACCGACCCGCTGCCACTTCGGGGCGTTGCGGATCGTGCGCCAGATCTTGGCCAGCACGTTGTTGCGAAACGACTGCATCCGCTCGGGATCGTCGCGGGCCTGCAGCCACTCCTCGGCCACCGAACCGAAGGTGGCCACCTCGGCGTACAGCCGCCAGATGTGGAAACCGGCGATCTTCGGGCCCCGTTCCGGTTTGCCGGTGAGCTTGCCGTGGCGATCGACCTGCTGCCCCATCGGGCACCAGACGCCGCGGAAGATCATCTCCGACTTGTGCTGCTGCTCGATGCGACAGCCCTGCGCCTCGCAGGCATACCACACCTTCTGATGGACCTGCTCGGGGGCGATGAAGCGACCATCGTCCATCGCCAGACCGACGATGCCGCCGCGGCCGGCGTTCTCCCCTTCTTTGTGCGGATAGAACCGCAGCTCCTGGTAGGCG